ATGATGTACACGGGGCCAATCTTGGTTGCAAGAGAGGACTTTGCCTCGCCGCGCGGCGCAACCCACCACTCGCGCGTGCCGCCAGACTGGCGCAGCAGCTTTGGGAAGCGGTCGCACAGGTGTGCCTGGAACAGCGATGGCTCGCCGCGGATGTGGTGTGGAAAGTACGTGTAGGCGAAGAAGCGATAATCGCCGTCGACAAGCACACGACGGCGACGGGCAAGACGAGCCTCGGGCGATGGATCGAGACCAGTCGAAAACGCCTCGATGTCGCGCCGAAGCTCGGCAGCCAGCTCCGCGATTTCCTTGTGGAAATCCTTCTCGGTGAATTTCTGCGCCATCTCATTCCTGCGCAGCGCAAATACGATCGAACAGTCGGTAGACGTCGACGCCATCGAGACAATGCGGTGTATGCCTGACTCGAACCTTGTCGCCAGTCACCAGCTCGACGTCCAGGCATGTGTCGCCATACGAGTCAATCTTGGCCGACACGATGTGCTCCGTGTTGACCGCGCGGTGCTGATCCAGCTTGATGATCATGGCAGCTCCTATCCGTAGGCTACGCTCAGCTCTTCGCCGAACGGCACAAGAATCTCGGCGAATGCTTCAACGTGGCTCGGGTGGTGCTCCCTCACGAATGCGGCGAGACGCTGCACGACACCCATCGCTACGGCAAGCTCGTTGGTCTCAGGCAGTACACGCTTGCTCGCGTTGATTGTCTTGTTGTACGCGTCGGCAAGGCTCGCGAGCATGTCCACCTTCTGCGCAGCCGGCATCTCACTCGATTCGATCTCCGTGAGAGTCGTCTGATACTGCGCCACGAGTCCAGCGAGCATCTGACGCGCAGCGCTTTCAACACCACCGCCGGCCATCAGTTGCGCCGCCTGCGCTTTTTCCCAGTCGTCACCGACTGAGAGCGCATCCTCCTTCCAGCGGCGCGCTGTGGAATATGCAACACCATGCTTCGATGCCGAGATTTCGAGAGACAGGCGATCGAATACGAACGATCGCCTGACCTTGTCGCGAGTTTCCTTCGGATAGGCCATCTGCGATCAGAAGCCGAGCTTGTGCCGCACGAACTGCAGGCCGAGTGCAACGATGCCTCCCGACACGGCACCAGACACGCCACCCGCGATCGCGCCGTTGCGCACGGCCAGCTTTTGCGCATCGTCGATCTTCGTCGACAGCGCGCCGATGTCCGAGTCGATCTTGTGCAGCAGCGCGAGCTGTTCACTGCCCGCCGTCGTGGTCGCCCCCGCTGTGGAGCTTGCCGCCGAGGTATTCGTGCCGGTTTCCTGTGGCGTGGCAGTCGGTGCATCCGGTTGTGCCGTCGCCCCCGCTGCGTCTGCGATCCGTACCGAAACCTGATTCGTGCCTGCGTTGATGTCGCTCATTTTTTTCCCATCACATGGTTATAAAGCTCGTTGATCTTCGCTTCGATACGCACAAACATCTCGCGCGTCTCATTGCGCTCGTCGCGTACCTCGGAGCGTTGCGCATATTCGCGCGCCACCGTTTCGCGGTATTGCGCGAAGCTATCGGCAAGCTCCTGCAGATCGTCGCGCAGCTCCTTTCGATCGCTCGACACTCGCTTGATCCACGCTCCGCACGCAGCGATAGTGATAAACCACAGTGCGCCGATGACAGCGGTCAGGATCGTTTTTCCGTCAACGATGAATTGCATAGCCTCTCTGCCTGAGTCGTTCTTCGCACCGCTTTTGACACTCGATGCAGAACCTGCATCCCGGTACTGCATCGCGGCGTGCTTTCGGTATCTCGGCGCCGCACGCTTCATTGGCGCAATGCGTCGGCGAATCCGTTGTCTTCTGTGGAAGCGGCCGTGTGCCGGCCGCGATTACGAGCGCGCGGTATTGCTCCTCGACGACGCTCGCGTGGTCGAAATCGTCCATGCGTCTCCCGGTTACTGGGCACCGGACGCGGCCGATGCTGGCTGCTGCAGGCCACGAATCTCGCTCAGTTTTCGCTCTGCGGTACGGCGGCCGCTGGCGTAGTCGACGAGCCAGTCGAGGATGTCTCGCTGTGATACCCCGGAGTCAGCGGCTTCACCACTTCCGGCTGCGAAAGCAGTGCTGCCGGAATCGGCACCGGCCGACACGGCTGCGTCAGGATCATCTGCACCGACGGCGGCGTTCCACAACCGGACAAAGCCCCGGCTGAAAACGCAGCGATACACAGGATCAGCGGCGCTCGCGGACGACGGCGCGACAGCATGCACAGACGCCGCAATGTGAGGTTGTGCAACATGGTCGATCTCCTTCTTCATGGCGTCCGACTTCACATCGTCGGCGTGCTGGTCGATGAAAAATTTCGATTCAGCCGCCTGACCGCGCGCGACGCCCGATGCATAGTCGGCGAAGGCGGCGGCGACCGATGAGGCAGCGTCCGAGTTGAGCGTGGCCTTGTAGTCGCCGAGGTTCTTCTCGCCGATCACCTCGGCGTTGTGAAAACCGAAGTCGTAGATCTTCACGCACGCGAATGCGAACGCGACCGCGACGACGATCCAGATTCCTACCTTGAAATAGCCAGAAAAAGGATTCATTCGGGTGTCCCCTGTTGGCGGCCACCGCGCCATGCGCCGATGGCCTGGATGACGGCCGAGTAGCCGCCCACGCACCCGAGGTACGTGAGCCAGACGTCGACCGTGAGCGTATGCATTACGCCCTGGTAGATAAACATGCCCGTCGCTGTGGCCGACGCAATGTTCGGCCACAACTTCGAGTGCGAGAGCTTGCCGTCGAGGCCGGTGATGAGATCGCGAAGCGCCATGCTGGAACCGTTATGCGATGGCTACGATGCCGCCAGCTTGCTTGTAGGCGGCGGTGAGCATCGCGATGTCGTTCTGGTGCTGCCCGTAGCTGTTGCCGGGCAGCGATGCCCAGATGTTCGAGCAGGCGGCGATCGCAGCCGCAATGTGCCCGGACTGAATCAGGGGCAGCGCGCGCTGCTCGCGGATCTGCTGCAGCGCTATCAGGTCCTGCGAAAGCGGACTGAAGTCGTGCAGCCCGAGCAGCCTGGCATACGGCATGTAGTAGCGGAAGAGCAGTTGATAGGCGCCCGCTGCCGTCGAGTTCAGTTCGCGATTGAGGATGTTCGGATGGGTCGCATAGCTTTCGAAGAGACGCACGTCGGCCGGAATCGACTTGCCGCTGCGCGTCATCGGGCCGTGTGAGCCGACGAGCACGTTATAGCCGTCGTCGCTGTGCGCACGCGTATATGCATCGATCTCGCTCGCCTTGATCATTCCGAGGAACGCGACGACGTTCTTCCCGCCTGCCTGTTCTGCCGTGATTCGTGCCATCCCGTATTCCTGTGTGTGGTGTACGGGACAATTGTGTTTTCAGGGGAGGGTTAGTGGAATCGTGAAGGACTTCAGTACCAAAGAAAAAGCCCCGCATGGCGGGGCTTCGTGGTGTTGGGCGCGACAACAACTTCGTTGCCGGCAAGCCATTCTACTAGCAGAGTAGCGGCCCGTTAAAAGAGCGGGATCTGGTCAGTGGATTTAACGGTGTCGTCCGTTTTTTTGAGAATCGACCAGACCATTCGGTCGGTAATCCCATGCTTGATCGCGATCTTTGATACTGCATGCAGCGCGCTGCTCTCCCTGGTCAATTTATCGAATTCGGCACGCAGCTGACGGTCGCGCAGCTCACGCCATGCTGCACTACACGTCGGAATTGGGATACGTTCTCCACCGAAGTGCCGACACATCTCGCTCGCCGCATCCGGACCGATGTGCTCCGCCAGCTCCTCGTATCGCGCTTCTCCCTCCCGATTGCCGCGTTTCGGTACTGGGAACACCACGCCCGGTATTCTCATGATCAGCATGATGAATGCAGGCAAGCCAATCACGGCCACGATGCGCTTCGCAGTTCGTGGTAACAGGTGTTCGACTTCATGCAGGTCCATCACGCACCTCCCTGCGCCGATTCGCATCTACCTGTAGGGCAGTGATCAGCTTGCCGAGCATCTGGCCGTCACAGAACTCGATCGCATCGACCTTGCAGATGCGCTTAACCATGCCCGAGAGATAATCCCACGGCCGGCCAGCATCAGCGAGTAGCGCCTCTATCTTCTGCAGGCGCTGCGCGCGCGACCCGTCCATGCTGGGACGTCGTCCGACCGTGCGTTTCGGTTTGAATCCGCAGCGCTCGAAGTGCTTCAGCAGCTTGTGAGCGCCTTCTGGCGTCAGGTCCTTCGCGGAACTGACGCCGGCAACACTATGCAGTACCGTTCGGTACTCGTCGTCGGTCATCGCAAGTTGTTGTTTCGCGATGTGTATCTTCGACAGAGTGGTTTTCGCGATCAGCATTACGACCTCCACCAGCGCCGCAGTTCCTTGCGGCAGAGACAAATCAAGAAGACGATGCCGATCACGATGGTGATCGTGTCAGACATTTAGCGGCTCCGTTCCGGTCGGATCGACCGACGTGTCAATGGGCACGCCAACCGATACCAAGATGATCGATTCGTTGTTGCGGGCGAAATGGCGCAGCATCGAACCGGACGACGTCCATGACGACATGCAGTACGTGAACGTCGCATCGAGATCGGGGAACACCTTCGCCGCTCGTCGCTTTCCGAAATCCTTGATGATCTGCGCACGTTGAGACGGCTTCCAACGCTTCACAGTGACTGGCCGGTAGAACCGATTTTCCTTCGCATCCGGCTTCAGATATTCGCCTCGGAACCAGCCGTTCACGTAGACCATCAGCTCGTATCGACGCGGCTTCGTCCGCTGCACCTGTATCGTGACCGTATCGCCATCGCAACGAAGCACGACACACCCGTACGGAAACGACAGCTCGGAGTCGATCCGTTGAATGTCCTGTTTCGATAGTTTCGACATGCGGCCTCCCTAGATCACAGCGAGGTCGAGGCTGATCGCGCGATACTCCTCGGTCTCGTCGTCACGCTCATACAGTCGGACATACGGCTTGCTGCCCGTCACCCGAATGCTGTCGCTGATCGCGCCCATTGCTTTCGTCCACTTCAGATCGTCGATCTTGAGGCGTCTCAATCCGAGAATGCGGCCCGTGTTCACGTTCCCTTCCTTGTCGACCTGGAATGCTTCGTTGATCAGCACCTTGATTTTGTCGTCGCTGCCTTCGGTCCATTCACGCAGGCACTCATCGATCAGTTCCTTTGCGGCTTGCAGTCGCTCGTCGAACTGGATGTGCTCCGCGATCTGCCGGACGATCTTGTAACGGCCATCGAACGTGACCAGCGAAATGTTGCCCTTTGCGCCGCCGGCCTTCACGCCGTACTGTTCATGACTGGCCTCGACGAATGCGGCGATATCGGTGAAGGCACGCGTTTTGAACTCGGCCATGATCGTCTGGAGGCGCTTCGCGTCGTCGATCAGCGACGTGATGGTTTGGTCGCGCAGCTGGTCGATCGGCTCGACCAGCGATTCCGGAATGAGACGGCCACGAGCGTCTTTCACGTAGCCGGCCGGGATATGCTGTTCAGTCATGTTTTTTTCCTTCCTTCGAAAATTGGTTTATTTCCTTCGTGATGCGCCTCAGCTTGGTCAGGCTCTGCGCAACGTCGGGTGTCACCTGACGCGGGCCGGTCTGCTGTGCGTCGACGTGAATGGCTGGAACGTCGGGGTGCGGCGATGCGCGTGCTTCTGGCGTCCCGAGTCCGGCATGCCCCTGACGCTGCCGCTCGGTATTCGATTCCGCTCTTGACTCGGCCTTGTCCGCGAATCCAGCGAGCACCTCCAGTAGATATCCGCGTGTTTTCAGCGGGAGCTTTAACCGGCCTTGGTCGCGCTGCGCGAGCATGTGATCGAAGCCCTGACGCCAATAGTCAATCGGGCATGGCCAGGTGCGCCCGTTGCGCTCGATTTGCGCGGCACGGATCATCGGTGCCAGTTCGTTGATCAGGGCTGCAATGCGCGAATGGCTCATCTGGCTCTTCACGGGCGCGAACAGGCCGATGTAACGTAGAAGTGGCTTCACGAACGTCTCGCCAGCTGGATGAGCCTCGACGATTGCATTGAGCGCCTCGCGCGGCGCGTCGTCGGCCAGCAGCACGTCGAGGCTCATCACCGCACGGCAGTTCGGGCAACAGAGTTGCGGGAGCGGCATCAGTGCACCTTGCGCGTCAGATCGCCTTTCACGACGACACGCTTCTCACAGAACGTACTTACGGTTTGCAAGACGGCATCCGCGCCCCCCGTTACGTGCGCGACGACAATCTTCGATATCTCTCCTGTCAGGCTGTTCAGGACATCCTTGACTGCGACCAGCTCAGACGAGATGACCACGCCGGTACGATTGGCAATATCGAGAGCCTTGCGCAATTCCTGGACGGTCATCGTCGACCACGGATCGTCGCCGCCGCAGTTGTATGGCGGCAGTGATTCCTGCTCTCGTTTTTCCCGAGCATCGCCGTCCCACCGCTGAGCCTGCAGGATTTTTGCGGATTCATTTGCCTCCTCAAGCCGTTCACGCAGGCGAGGATTGCCCTCCAGCCGAGCATCGAGGATCGCGGCAACGCCGCGATGGTCGCCAAGAACGTGCTGCATCAATACGCGGTCGATCAGACCGGCGAGCTCGCAGCCGACTGCATCGCGTTCCTTGAGCGCTTCCGCGCACGCCAGCAGTTCGACCTTCACTCGATTCAGCTCACGCCGGAGTTCCGGCACGGTATCGAAGCCATCCGGATTTTCGATATCCGGGATTTTGTTTTCATCACTCATGTAGCACTCCTTAAAATAATTTCGTTTCGCGTTGCTTTTGGCACAACCTGTTTCAGGTATCAGTTACCCTTTTCCGTCCAGATGATGCGCACCTCGCCGATTTTGAAAGTCCCCGTGCGGTATCGCCTCGCGCCAGAGCCGCCGGTTAGGTAGTAGGTCGCTTCGTCTTTATCGATCAGCTCGGCGCATGCCGAGCAGCTCTGGATCTGAATCGTCGGCTTCGAGCCGCTGGAAAACTCAATGCCGATGACCGTGAACCCCTTCTCGGTCAGCGTCTCGATAGCCGCCGCGATGCGCAGCGCTGTCAACTGCATCAACTCATTGATCGGCGGCTTGGTCGGGTTCAGTACGTTAGAACTCTGTTTCATTTGGAGTCTCCTTTAACGGGGCGACGCGGACAGGTCTGGCATGCGCGCCAGTGGGTCAGGGCGAGCGGGTTGTTCACTGGCGGCCGGCGCGCGGCAAAATCCAGGCATACCGTCGGCGTCACCAGCTCGGCGGTATGCATGCATTTCACTTGGCCGAAGACGCGCAGAACGCGTGCGGCCACACGGTCGGTCTTGCCCGGATACTTCTCGGACAGCACGAGGGAAATAGTGGTGCGCGATAGATCCAGCTCGCGCGCAACCTCGGCCCGAGACGACACAGAAACAGCCTCGCGAAGCAGTGTGAGCCAGCGATCATCAGTCGTCATGATCCGGCTCCTCCTGCCACACAACCTTCCCGAGATTCGGGTCGTACACTGACTTCGTACGCTGAATCATCGGCGGACGCGGCCCGGTGTACTTCGACACCAGTAACCGGTAGCGCGCTTGCTTCGCCCCCTTGCCCTTGATGAACGGGTGGCCAGGATCGACCACCGTCAGATAGCCAGCATGCGCGAGGCCCTGAACGTATGCCTTCGCTGCCATTTCAGCGATCACGGTATCGGGTGTCGATGCGTGCATCGCCAATTCGCGCCACGAAAACTCACCCATGATGCGCATCGTTCGCCACATGTTCTCGCTGCCGCGCGAACGCAGCACCGGCTGTCCCTGTCGGTTAAGGCGCGGCGCTTCTACACCCGTGTCTCGGACGAGCCGATAGTGCTTCGTGACGCCGAGCGCCATACGATCGCCGATCGTCTCGATGAAGCCGCCGCGCGCAAGCGACTGCAGGTAAGTCTGCACCGCAGCCTTGTCGACCTTGGACGTCTTCACGACGCTATCCGTGGTGAAATCGTTGCGCTGGCGGCGGATGGCCTCCCAAGCACGTTGTCGCGGCCCTTTGCCACCGTTCTGTTCCAGATGTGCGGGTTTGCGAGCCATTCGTCAAACCCTCCGCTTCGGCGCTTCGCCGGTGTACAGCTCGCGCTTTCCCCATACTGCGAGGTCAATTGAATCCAGCCCTTGTACCAGCGCTTCTTCCTGGATGCGCTCAAGGTTCACGCAGACGCGGCGCACCGAACCGTGCGACAGCTCGACGAGCTTCGCGAGCAGGTCTTCGGACACGTCGACGTTCTGGCAGTAAAGCGGACGGAGCTTGTGAGCATCTTCGAGCGTGACGGGCTGCGCCGGCACCCAGGCGAGCACGCGACCGTGCATCCGCTCCCACTTCTTGAGCTTGGCCGGCAGACCTTCCTCACCGATCATCAGGATCGGGGCCTGGCTCGACTCGTACAGGTCGCGCACCAGCTCGACCGCGTTGCGGTCGACCAGATGGTCCATTTCGTCGATGACGAGCGGCCGGCCGCTCGCGGCGAGTTCCTCGGCGACCTGGTCGGCCATCTCCGGAATCGTTGCCGCGGGCTTGATGCCCATCTCGAACAGCACCGCCTTCAGGAAGTGCTTCTTCGTCCAGACCGACTTCGCCTGCACGTAGCGGGCGCGGCGCGTGTTAGCGACGTAGTTCGCCGCCATGCTCTTTCCCCAACCGGACGGGCCGTAGAAGCAGACGAGGCCCGGCAGGTTAGTGCTGCGCGAGATGGCACGCTCGATCGCGATGTCGCACATGCCTAGGTTCGCGATCTGCGCGATGGAACCGATGGATTTACTGTTCAATTCGTGTTGTGTCATTATTCGCATTGGTTGGTCTTACATTTGACTGGCGAGCTGCAACTCGCCAGCGTCTTCCGCGCGGCGCTTCTGCGCCGCGAACTCTTTGCTCTTCATATACAGGCTGTAAAACTTCAAGTCTTCGGTTTTCTCGATCGTTCCTCCGTTGGTAATGTGTCGGTCCAGGGCTTGCCAGCGGGCGAACTTCTGCGCTGCCGTTTCAGGCAACGCGAGAACTTGCGCCACCGGTGCTGCGTCGACGGTGACCGTGGCCATCGGTTGTTCGGGCTCGATGTCTTGCACATTGACGACGCGTGCACGAAGGGCTTCGCGCGTGATCTGTCCAATTCCCGGAATTTCCAGTACCTCGGGCGTTTCCATCGGCAACGCCCGATGTCCACGACGTTCGGCATCGATCTCGTCGAGCTTGGCCATGACGCGTTTTTCGCGCGCGTCGGCACGCTTCTCGCGAGACTGATCGATAAACGGCATCTCGAAGTAGTGGCGTTCGTTCGCACGAAAATCTGCGGTACACACAAAGCGGCCGTCGGCGTCGTACACCCAAATTTGCTTCGCATCGTGAATGTCGAATGCGACCTGCACGCGCTCGCCGTGAAACTCTTCCAGCATCGGGCTGAAGTAACCGTTGTTGAACAGCGCAATCGCACCGCGAATTACCGAGCGCTCGACGCGTGGCCGGAAAACGCTTTGCGCTTCCGCTTTGTTCAGCATGATCGGTTCCCAACCGCGCGCACGATGTGCCTCGCGACATTCGAGCGGCGACATATGACGGCGCTGGCCTGACTCGTCGACGATCTTTGGCAATGAGCGATGCGGTCGATGGTTGTATTCGTCGATTCGTTCCTGCGCGAACTGGATGAACTGGTCCCATCCCCTGAGTGGCA